ATATACTCCAAGAAAAAGCGGACGGCATCCTTACTGAGGATACGTTAAAAGCTATTGAAACTGCTTTCAGCAAAAAGGTTGCCTTGCATGTTGAATCAGCACTAGTAAAACAGGATGATGAATATAGTGCCAAATTAGAGCATTTGCTCGAAGCTATAGATGTCGACCACACAAGTAAATTGGATAAAGTTGTTGGAGCCATTGATAAGAATCACAGTGAAAAATTTATTACTGTGGTTGAGAAGTACAGCAAAGCAATAAATGAAGAGGCTGTTACTTTCAAGAATGACCTGGTAGGAAAAGTTAGTAAATACCTTGATATATATCTTGAGAAGTTAGTACCGCAGCGATCTATTAACGCCGCGGTTAAGAATAGAAAGTCAAATAAGGTTTTACGTGAAATGAGAAGAGTGTTAGCAGTTGATGCAGCTTTGCAAAAAGACAGTATCAAGGGCGCAATCGTTGACGGTAAGGCAAGAATAGATGCATCTATTGATAGATTAAGCGAGTCTAACGCAATGTTAGAACGTTTAGCCAAGGAAAACGCAATCTTAAAGAGTAGGCTTACATTAGAAGAAATGACAGCTAATATCTCAGATGATAAAGCGACTTTCTGTAAGAAGGTTTTAAATAATAAATCAGCAAAGTTTATTAATGAAAACTTTGATTATACGTTGAAGATGTTCGATAAGAACCATGAAGAGCATCTTGAAGTTTTGCACGAGCAAGCCAAATCGCAAAATACAGTTACTAAAGATGTCGATCGACCAATTATTGAAGAGAGAGTTCAACAACCTCAAGATCAATATGCTGATCACAGACCTTTAGGGCAATATATGGAAGAGCTCGGTCAATACTAATCAAAAGATTAACCTTTTAAATAAAGAATTTTTTTAGTACAAGTGTACTATACAAAAACCCACATAATTAATTATGAAGAAAATTAGACCCACGCAGGCTTATATCGATCAAGATAGAGCCAAGAGCTTATTGGAGAAATGGAATCCTGTTTTGGATTACGAGTCGGACAATGTAGCTCCTATCGAAGACGACCACACTCGTCTTAATACGGCAATGCTCTTGGAAAACCAAGAGGCATGGTGTTTACAGGAGGCAAATAACGTAGCTGGTGGTACTGGTTCTGTTTTGTCCAATGGTGATAACAACATTGGTCAGTACGGAAATCAGCAGCCCAACAGTTATACTCAGGGTGATACTTACGCAACTGGTGATTACCGCTTGCCTAAGATCCTCATCCCGATGATTCGTCGTACCTTCCCAGAGTTGATCACTAACGAGATTGTTGGTGTTCAGCCTATGAGCGGACCTGTTGGCTTAGCATTTGCTTTGCGATACAAGTACGATACCGATGCATTAGGCAACGGTGTTGACGGTATCCCAACATCTACAGCCACACAGAACGCTACTGTAGGTTCTGGAATTACTGCCGGCGGTGCCGTCGGTGGTTTACAAGGCCAGGAACTTGGTTACCAGATGTTAGATACCCGTTTCACAGGTACTTCTTCTGGTTCGTTGTCCGGTTTAGGTGGCGTTGCCACTGACTTCCCGGGTGCTGATCAGGATGCTGGTGTTGCAAGATTGCTTGCTAACTTCGAGTTAACAGGTAAGATTCCACAGGTTCTTGTTAGTTTCGAGAAAACAGCTGTTGAGGCTGGTACTCGTAGATTAGCAGCCCGCTGGTCCGTCGAGTTAGAGCAGGATCTCAAAAACATGAATGGTATTGATATCGATACTGAGCTCACTAACGCTATGTCGTATGAGTTACAGGCTGAGATTGACCGTGAAATGTTAATGAGAATGATCCAGGTCGCTCTCGACAACGGTACAGGTAATGGTTATTCTATATGGGCTCCTCAGTCAGCCGATGGTCGCTGGTTAGTAGAGCGTAATAGGGACTTTTATCAGAGACTCATTATTCAGGCGAACAGAATCGCGATTAGAAACCGTCGTGGTGCTGCTAACTTCTTAGTTTGCACACCTCGTACAGCTGCTATTCTCGAGATGTTACCTGAGTTCCAATGGGTTCCGGTACAGGGTAATGTTAACACACAGCCAGTCGGTGTTGCCAAGGTTGGTAATCTCGGTGGT